AGAATATGCACAAACATGGAGTGACGAGGTCAACGACCGTCTACATGTTCTTGACTGTGTTGGGACGACCATTCAGGAAGTGGATGACTGGTGCAAGATTAACAAACCGGACATCATATTCATTGACCAGTTAGATAAGGTGAAGATTGCGGGTAAGTACAACCGCGGTGATGAGAAACTCAAGGAGATCTATCTCCAAGCTAGAGAAATTGCGAAACGCAATAAGTGCCTTGTGTGGGGTGTATCCCAAGCGAGTGCTGAAGCGGAGGGCCTGCTCGATGTCGAGTACCAATACTTGGATAACTCAAAGACAGGCAAGGCAGGGGAGGCTGACTTAATTATAGGCATAGGGAGGCGGGGAGACCGCTCTCCAGAGAATACACAACGTTCTGTGTTCGTATCAAAGAACAAGCAGAACGGGTGGCACGGGAAGGTGATGGCTGAGATCGACATGTATCGTGGAGTCTATGAGAAACAGAATGCAGTCGTCGTCGTACCCGAAGAGTATCGAGAAGAAATTGTCATTCCTACAGAAGGAGATTTCGATGAGTGACTATAACGCTGAGTACCACACCCGTAAAACATACGACTCTGTTAGAGCACGTTGTGGCTTACACTCTACACTTCCTGCATCGTGGACAAATTATGCGGAGATTGGCGTGGAGTTATGTGATCGTTGGAAAGAGTCCTATAGAAACTTTGTTGCGGATATGGGCCTTCGCCCTTCCAAGCGCATGACGCTAGATAGGATTGACAACGCTCTCGGGTATTTTAAAGAGAATTGTCGATGGGCAAGCTACTTCGTACAACAATACAACAAAGCAAAGAAACCGAAGAACTATCACTTTGATGGTACCCATAGTAAGAAATGGGTAGTATCATTTCAGGTGGAGGGTAAGACCATTAACATGGGACGGTTTGATGACGAGGCAACTGCTAAGAAAGTAGCCAAAGGTGCACACCGTTTGATTGACCGCTTTATTGAAACAGGATTACTCCAATGAATATCTTAACGTTTGACGTGGAGTGTACCCATAGACCAAAACCCAATGGTGGGTACACACCACTACCCTATTTTGGTAATCATTTGGTGAGCATCGGTTGGAAGAACAATGATGCGGACACACAGTATGCTTTTGTCCATCACGATGAACACGAGCAAGAAGTCGAGAAGATTCAACAGTTTAGGGATGATTTATCAAAGGCAGATGTTGTTGTAGGACACAACATTAAGTTTGACCTCAACTGGATACGTGAGTGTGGATTCGCGTACGAGGGACATGTGTATGATACGATGGTTGCGGAATATCTCTTGGCTAGGGCGCGTAAGTGGCCGCTCTCGCTTGATGCCCTCGCTAAAAGGTATGAAGTTACTGAAAAGAAGAAAGACCTTACGGAGGATTACCTCAAGAGCGGCAAGACATTCGCGCAGATCCCGTGGGAAATAGTTCTCGAGTATGGGATTGCAGACGTGGAGGCTACATGGGAGGTAGCCCAGAAACAACTAACGGAGAAGTACAGGACAACTTGGGAGGAATTGTATGGCTGACACTAAACGTACTGTTTTTGTTTGGACACAAGAAGCTCTAGATAAGCTCGTAGAATTATACCTTGAGGGTGTTCCCCTCGAAGAATTGGCTCAAAGAATAGGAGCGTCTTATCCTTCTACAAAAGCTAAGATCACTATGTTACGTAAGAGCGGCATGGATTTACCCTACCGGGATCAGAAGCTGATTCAATCTACTCGCCGAAACACGATGAACCTCGGAGAAAAAAAACTCACGGCATTTGACCGCGAGTACCAAGGTGCAGTACCATTCGGACACTGGTCTATAACGAAACCGTGGAGGTTGTGATGAGTGAAGGTAAGGTAGGCATTATTAAGGTGACTAAACTGGAAGAGAATGAGGATGGATCGGCTAATCTCGAGCTTGAAACTGACGCAGAAGCAACTCGGTTTCTCGTAGAAGAAGGACTTATAGCAGTGCTCAAGAAAGCTATCGACGCGGAGAACAAGGAGTATGCTTTGAATCCGGAACTTCGGGCAGGAGATGACAATGAGCAAGAAACCCCTAGCATATAGAGGTTTGATGGGCGGCATTACCTACGAGTCTGCCGTCATCATCCTCAAGTTCCTACGGAACGAAGCAGATATGGAAGACGATTTGTCGACAGTGGAATACTACAATGGTATGCTCCAAGGCATGGAGTCTGTCCGCAATGGTGAGATATTCTCACAATCCCTCATGAAGGAGATCAAAGCCTATGGCATCGAAATTATTGAACACCCTACGCCTGTCGTTGGAGATGACGGACGTCCTTGCGAACCTCGAGAGAACAGGGATCAAGATCGACCCGCAGTCTTTAGCAGAGATTGAGAAGGAATATAGGGAAGAGCTACAAGAGCTAGAAGTTAAGCTCCAGCGCATGGCTGAAGAGGCGATGGGTGACACACCTATCAACCTCAACAGTGCTGATGACCGTTCTATGCTGTTCTACTCCCGTCGAGTCCTGAGTAAGAAGCGTTGGTCATCTATCTTCAACCTCGGTTCAGAGCTACGTGGAGCAACACGTAAACCGAAGCAACGTACAAAAATGACAAAAAAATTATTTGCGATGTATGTCAAAGACGAGACTGAGATCTTACATAAGACAGTTGCATCCCGGTGTACTAAGTGCATGGGTAAAGGACGTAACCAAGTAATCAAGAAGGATGGTACGGTAGGTAAAGCTATACGGGTATGTAAGCCGTGTGGAGGCGATGGAGTTATCTATGCGAAGACTAAACAAGTTGCAGGCTTCAAGATTATACCGCGGGATGCGTGGGATACAGCGGCCGCAGGCTTTAAAACAGACCATGAGACTCTCAAGGAGAGGTTGGATGAATTATCTGGAGACGCACGAGAGTTTGCCGAGTCTTACTCAAGGTACAATGCGTTGCGAACTTACTTATCTACCTTTGTCGAGGGACTCAAAAACAATCGCGACGACCAAGACATCGTGCATCCAGATTTCATGCAATGTATCACTGCGACCGGACGGCTCAGTTCTCGTAACCCCAACTTCCAGAACATGCCCCGTGGCTCTACCTTCGCCATTCGACGCGCAATGGTCTCTCGTTTTAACGGAGGAAAAATCCTAGAGGCTGACTACGGACAGCTTGAGTTTAGGGTGGCAGGCTATCTCGCTAACGACCCACAGGTGTACCACGATGTGGAGAACAAGACAGATGTACACACTGTTACTGCTGAGATTATCGGGTGTTCCCGTCAGGATGCTAAAGCGCACACATTTAAACCTCTTTACGGAGGCACAACAGGTACTGACGACCAGCAACGATATTACCGGACTTTTAAAGAGAAGTATGCTGGCGTAACGGATTGGCACGGAGACTTGCAACGGGACGCTGTCGAGAAAGGATTCATTACGTTACCCTCCGGAAGACAGTACGCATTCCCCGGAACAACGTGGACAGAGTGGGGTACAGCAACCAATCGCACAGCCATCTGTAACTACCCTGTGCAAGGATTTGCGACAGGTGATCTCCTACCAATAGCCTTAGTTTATCTCTCTAAGTCTATGAAAGGTAAGGAATTAAAAAGTGTCATTTGTAATACAGTACATGATAGTATTGTGCTTGACATCTTCCCCGGTGAGGAGGATACTGTAACTAATCTCGTGGTTGAGGCGATGATGTCTCTCCCACAAGAGTGCCGACGCAGGTATGGTATCGAGTATGACATGCCGATATCTGTCGAGGTTAAGATGGGGTCCAACTGGTTGGATACCCAAGTTGTTTATGCAAACTAAAGGACAAACTTTATGGGCGAACTGAGCGTTTTGGAAAACACAGATAACATCATGGATGTTGTCAAGTCAGGTGATCGTGAAGCTTTAATGGCTTTGATCGGACAAGGGGAAACAGAGGAAAAGCCAAAGACTGGCCTCACTCGTTTGAACATCAACTACGATACTGACGATGATGAGGGTAATACTCTCAAGAAAGGTGCGTGGAAAGTATTTCACGATGGAGCGTATGTATACGCAGATACTGTAACGTTTAGGCCGATGGCTCGTTACTACGAGTGGTCTGTGTACGACGCAGAGGAAGGTAAGATTTCTTGCCGTTCTACCCAAGAGCCTAAGCTTGAGCATCAGTTCCCTGATACATCAGGTGGTAACAAGTGCGGACGCCTAAGCAAAAGCGAAGAGCAAGAGTTGGGCGAGGACCACCCTAAGACTTTGGCATCGCGTCTCGCTACGTGTAACCAAGTATTTTACGCAGTAATTTCTATGGAAGGTAAAACTGCGACAGGTACGGATGTGAAGATTACAGATCTTCCTGTGGTTGCGTATTTCAAGCGTTCGGGTTTCCGCCCTGCTCGTGAAGCAATTGACCGTCTACCGAAGGGCACTCTGATGAGTGAGCAACTCTTTGACCTGACTACTCAGCGTCACAAGATGGGTAGCGTCACATACTTCACTCCAGTGTTTACTCCGAGTAAAACTCTCAAGATGAAGGAGGAGGATTTTGAAACAACAGGAATGTTCGTTCAGACTGTTGCGGCGTCCAACCATCGAATCTTGGAACAGCACAAGGAAGCACTCAAAGGCAAGGCCAGTGAGCAAGAAATTGACTTGGCGGCGGACTTCAACTAATGATGGCTGAAGTTCGAGTTAAGAACTTCTTGCAACAAGCAACGAGGGGGGAAGCTACGCTTCCCTCTTCTGTCTTGGAGGAGTTCGCAAGGGATTGCCGAGAGGTACTCGAGAAACAATTTAACCGAGACCCGAAGTGGCGTATTCGTATGTCGGGTCTCGGACGCCCTCTTTGCCAACAAGTGCAAGGAAGAGACGGCAAAGAAGAGGAGATGAGCTATAACGCAATCTTACGTTTCCTAATAGGAGATCTCGTTGAGTGTGCTGTGATGGCAATACTTAAAGGGGCCGGAGTAAAGATTGTCGAAGCACAGAGTAAATGTAACCTAGAGATTGCGTCAGAGAATGTACAAGGTACGCTCGACCTCGTCATGGAAGATGAAGTTGATGGAGAAAAGGTTTGGGACGTTAAGTCTGCAAGCCCCTATTCTTTCAAGCAAAAGTTCGGTAAGGGTTACGCGGGTATTAAGGAAGATGACCCGTTCGGGTATGTCATGCAAGGACACCTGTATGCTCAAGCAAAAGGACTGGATTTCGGTGGATGGATTGTCGTTGACAAATCTTCCGGAGAGATTGAGTTTGTGCAAGCACCGCAGGACCAAGCAGAAGATCGTGCGTTATATTTGACTGAGGCTCACAACACTGTCGAAGCTCTCATGTCAAACTTCAAGTTTAAGAAGCCGCCGATGGAGCCCGAAGATGAGCACTACACGTTGCAAGGCACGAAGATATACACAGGAAATAAGTTGCTTAATAAAAGCTGTACGTTCTGTGGGTATCGAAAGCACTGTTGGCCTAAAGCTATACAGCATGAGAAAGTTACTTCCCGTGCGCGTACAAAACCCCTAGCGTGGTACCACACATTGAAGGTTAAGGAATTATGAACGAGAAGGATGTAAGGAAAGTAATCGAGCTACAAGGGAAGTTAGCTAAACTTCGTCATAGGATTTTTCAAGATGTTGAAAAGCATAACGAAATCTTAATGCAAGATCTACGCCCACTTACCGAAGGTCTTATCCACAACACGATTTACCAGATTGGGGATATGACTTACAAACGCGGAAAGGTGCTGTGTCAGTTAAATATTGAAGATTATGGTTTGGGTGTTAAAGTTGATGGATTGGCAACTCTCCGTCGTATTGTAGTAGGAAATAGTGATGCCAATATTGATGACGAAGAAAGTGGATCGTCAGGCTCTGTACCTGAATGAGAATGCGTACGCGGTATACATCGAAGCGCATGACAAGGCAGGCGGAGACCCGTGGACTCGTTGGGCACGTAACTTTCAACGTTGTTTACCGTTGACAATGTGGCAACACTTCGGACAGCCTCTATCTCACGAAACGTGGGAACGGGACGGTAAGGTCAACACCAACGAGACTGTCGCGATTGCTAACACAGTAAACGCAGGACGTATCATCCTGTTTCCCGCGGATGAATACACGGTTGCCTTGGAAAAACTTGAGGCAACTTCGCCCAAGCTTTACACAAGGTTAAGTAATTCGATACAAGCACTGGTTGGGTTATGAGTAAACCACAACGACATATGGTGAGCTATGAGTAAACCACAACGACATAAGTTCCGATCAGACTACGAGCTACAGGTTGCTAAGTATCTTGCGGAACGTGGGGTCAAATATGAATACGAAGCACATAAGCTGGTCTACTACCCCAAGCCGAAGAACTATATACCAGACTTCTACTTACCGGAGTCGGATATTTACGTAGAGGCTAAAGGATTCTTTAGTCCTGCTGACAGACAGAAGATGTTGCTCGTAATACGAGATAATCCCTGCCTTGACATTCGTATGCTTTTCTTGAGAGCATCAAACAAATTAAATAGGTCTAGTAAGACTACCTACGGCAAATGGTGTGAGCGTCACGGTATTCTCTGGGCAGACAGTATGATTCCACTAGAGTGGTTGGAGAAAAAAATATGACAGACTTAACCCTAGATCCTGAAAAAATTATGGCCCTCGAGCAGGCAGGTTTGCTCAAAGGAAGGTACTATATTGTCTTGGAGCCAAATGACGATGAAGATGAAGACTCGGATGGTTTTACTATCCGCGCATACGCAACTCGCCCTACTCACAATGAGGTTGAAGGTCAGACTATGGTTGACCCGACGTATGTCATCCTTCAAGGATTGCTTGGGGCTGTCCACGAAAACTTCGAAGACCTCTACGACATGGGACTGGAACGGGTTACGTTGGAGGCACTGGGTCAAATCGTCCCAGAAGAAGAGTTAAAACCAGACCACAGAGAGCGCATCAAAAACATGGAAGGGAATGTTATCACTGCTGACTTTGGATCTGTGCAATGAGTGACCCCATAAACCCCGACCACTACAAGACAGAAACGCTTGAGGCTATTGAAGTTATGAGAGCTTTTTGTTCTGATGAAGAATTTACTGGACATTTACGTTGCACTGCAATAAAATATTTATTGCGGTTGCACAAAAAAGACAGCCCTGAAATTAACGCAAGTAAGTGCAAGTGGTATGTCGAACGCTTAATAAAGGAACTGCAATAAGATGGAAGCAATGTACTGTAATAAAATCGCTATCGACTATGATAGAGATGAGCAATTTTCAGGCCAAGCCCTAAAACTTCTCACGGACTACTACATGCTTCCGGAAGAGACCAGCCCGCAGGAGGCGTTTGCCCGTGCGGCACTAGCTTACTGTGAGGGAGACTATGCTTTTGCTCAACGCATTTATGACTATGCTAGCAAGCGGTGGTTTATGTTTGCTTCACCTGTACTGTCTAACGCACCAGCGGATGGACAAGCAATCAAGGGTCTTCCTATCAGTTGTTTTCTTACTTATGTTGGTGACAATCTGGACTCCCTTATTGCTCACAATAGCGAAGTTGCATGGTTATCTGTCAAAGGAGGTGGAGTCGGCGGTCACTGGTCTGATGTACGTGGTATAAGCGACAAAGCACCGGGCCCTATCCCCTTCATGAAAGTCGTTGATTCCGGCATGACAGCTTGGAAACAGGGACGAACACGTAAAGGTTCCTACGCCGCATACATCGATGTGTCACATCCTGACATTATCGAGTTTATTAACTTTAAAGTACCAACAGGAGGCGACATAAACAGGAAGTGCTTTAACCTGTTTAACGCCGTAAACATTACAGACGCTTTTATGGAGGCGGTAGAAAATGGCACAGAATGGCAATTACGAGACCCTAATGACGGATCTATCAGAGATTCAATCCCAGCTAGAAGCTTGTGGGAAAGAATACTTGAAGCTCGGTTCAGAACTGGCTCACCTTACTTACACTTCATCGATGAATCCAACCGAAGGTTACCAGATTCTCAAAAAGCACTTGGACTCGCAGTTAGAGGGTCTAACCTTTGCTCTGAAATCACTCTCCCAACATCTGAGAAACGCACAGCAGTTTGTTGCCTCAGCTCCGTCAACCTCGAAAAGTACGACGAGTGGCGTGACACCGGAATGGTTGGAGACTTGGTTCGATTCTTGGACAACGTCCTTGAATTCTTTATCCAAAATGCACCAAGAGAACTTTCAAAAGCTGTTTACTCAGCTAAACGAGAAAGGTCAATCGGCCTAGGAGCGATGGGTTGGCATGGATACTTGCAAGCAAATAATATCCCGTGGGAAAGTATTTCTGCAAAGTTTGCGAACCAACGTATCTTTGCCGACATCAAAGCACAAGCTGTCGCGGAGAGTGCGCGTCTTGGGCAAGAAAAAGGTGAGGCACCTGATATGCGGGGTACGGGACTTCGCAACGCTCACCTTCTCGCTATCGCTCCAAACGCTAACTCTTCTATTATCTGCGGCTGTTCTGCTAGCATTGAGCCTATTAAGTCTAATGCTTACACCCATCGTACTCGTGCGGGTGCTCATCTCGTCAAGAACCCGAAACTGGAGGAGGTCTTAGATGCGTCAGGCAATAACACGGAGTCTGTATGGAAGACAGTGGTTGCATCTCAGGGCTCGGTACAGCATCTGGAATGCCTGTCCGACGATGAGAAGGCGGTCTTTAAAACTGCGTATGAAATTGATCAAGGCTGGGTTGTTGAACACGCGGGAGACCGACAGCAGTATATTTGCCAAGCCCAGTCAGTCAATCTTTTCTTCCCGGCAAATTCGCCTGCGTCTTATGTCAATTCGGTCCATCTTAGAGCGTGGAAGGAGAAACTCAAATCGCTCTATTACCTCCGGACTGACGCCGGTATCGAAGCGGACAAAGTTGGCCTTGCGGTTGAGCGAGTTGCGCTCCAAGATGCGGAAGAGTGCGTCTCATGTCACGGCTAGAACCTGACAACAAATGTAACATATGCTCCTGTGAGTTCGATATAGAGTCAGAGGGAGGCGTTCAAGGGTACCTCGGTATCCTACCCTTCTCTCTCTGTCCGATGTGCTACAGCGGGCTTATGGACATGTACGATCAATTACACGGAGAATCAAATGAGTACGAAGACGGACAAGAGGTACCGGGAGATGACTCGGACTAACGCTGGCAAAGGAGATGCCATGCGCCCTCAAGACAGACAAAAGTATAGGGACAACTTCGATAGGATATTCGGCAATGACAACAAGAAAGTTGAAACGGAAGATGCTCAAGATGTATCATCGTATTCTGAAAGCTTCGGTCAAGAGAAAATTTGACAAGGCTGAAGAGCTAAACTGGAAGCTACTCGATCTAGAACTAAAGCTACGGAGACTAGAAGATGCGGATTAAGTTAACACGACAGGATTTACATGAGTGTGAGGTCTTAGGTAGAGATACCGTGAAGGTGTGTAAAATGCAAAAGTTCACACCTCGCTTAGACACTCCGGATGAGAATCGTGTTCTATCCAACATCCAAGGATTTAAAGCGGAGTATGCCGTTGCAAAGATCCTCGGTTGCAAACTTCCTACGTTAAATATTGTGACAGACGGTGGAGTTGACCTCTGGGTTGAGGACATCGGTATTGATGTTAAGTACACTAAACGTTCTGATGGCGACTTAATTTTTGATGACTTCGATAGTTTCAAGGCTGACGTCGCCGTGTTGGTTGCGACAACTGAGCATGATGATCAGGTAACTATTGTAGGATGGCTCGACAAGGAAACGTTTGAGGCTCGAGCCCATGACCACGACTACGGATACGGAGCACGAAAAGTTGTCTCGAATGATGAGCTTTTTGGGATCGAATCTTTGTGGACGAAAGTGGTTGACGCCCGATACGGGGTACATTAACATAGGTAGTGGGACATAGGTTTTCTCCCCAATGACGGACTGATCCCCGTCGCTTTGTGGGCCCTTCGGGGCCCTTTTTTTCCAACAAATAAAACAAGAACTTACGATGTCTTTATTAGAAGAATCAAAGGTTTACAAGCCCTTCAAATACCCTTGGGCTGTTGAATACGCGGTATCCCATGAGAAAGTTCATTGGGGAGAATGGGAGGCAAAGTTACAAGAGGATGTAGCACAGTGGCAGGGTGGTAAGCTGTCGGCACAAGAGAAGCACCACATCACGCAAATCCTCAAGTTGTTTACCCAATCGGACGTACAGGTAGGGACAAACTACCTCGAGCACTACATCCCGAAACTCAAGAACAATGAGATACGTGCGATGCTCACGTCGTTCGCTAACCGTGAGTTTGTACACCAAAGATCTTACGCACTATTAAATGACACGTTGGGTTTGCCCGAGAGTGAGTTCTCCGCATTCCGTGAGTACCAAGCAATGTCTGCAAAAGTGGAGTTCATGTCCGATATTGACATGCATAGTGTGTCAGGTATGGCGAAGGCAATCGCCCGCTCTGTGATGAACGAGGGTATGTCGTTGTTTAGTGCGTTCGCGATGCTGTTAAATTATCAACGGTACGGAAAGATGCGAGGCATGTGTGAGATCGTAGAGTGGTCTATCCGTGACGAGTCGATGCACTGCGAGGGTATGGTTAAATTATTTAGGGAGTTCTGCGAAGAGCACCCACGAGTTGTAACAGATGAGTTTAAGAAAGATATCTACGACATGTTCCGGACTGGTGTGGCGTTGGAAGACAAAGTTATTGATAATGCGTTTGAGATGGGCCAAGTGGAAGGTGTCACGCCCGAGGAGATTAAGCAGTATATCAGATACCTTGCGGACCGACGGCTCATTATGCTCGGGCTCAAAGGAAACTGGAAGGTCAAAGAAAATCCACTACCTTGGCTAGACTGGATTATCAACGGAGCGTCGCACAAGAACTTCTTCGAGGGGACAGTGACAGACTACAATGCTAATGGTATGGTAGGGGATTGGGGTTGGCCCAAGGCAGAAGAAACTCGAGTGGAGGAAGCGGCCTAATGACAGACAAGCAAGTACAGACAATGCTAGATAGGTTGAGACTCAATGCGGATGCCGCACGAGAAAATCCGATGTTAGGTAACGCTGATTTGCTTGACTCTGCACGTAAGATGATTTATGATTTACGAAATAGGCTACGACACAGAAAGCCATACGACAAGGACTACGATAATTAATCTTTAATTTACGTAAGGATTCGTATGGCTGAACCTAAAGCACAACTTTTAACATTTACTATAGAGTTAAATCGTGATGGAAACCTTGAGTTTAATCTTGATTGCGTCGATACTATTGGAATGGAACGCACCCTTAGAAACTTGGGCGATCCTGCTTATGGTCCCCGGATCGGTAATATTGTGAGGCACTACTTTAGGAGTCTCGACGAGAAGATTCGAGAAGAGCGGACATAAAAAAACCCCGGCGTGTAGCCGGGGCAAGTTCTTGGTGTTGTGTCTTCTTCTTATTATTTATCTGTCAACGTTTGCACGACCGGGCGTTGGAGACATTCCTAAATCAGCCTCAATTTGCATCAGAGTTTGTCGAGCTTCTTCCTTTACTTCCGCGCTGTATTTCGGATCGTCAATCAACTTGAGTAGTTGTCCGCGACGTCTTTGTAGCTTCTCTCGATCTGGAGCGCGATCTGCACCCATTGTTGTATCGACTGTATCACTTGTGACGGCACTCTGTTGCGTACCTGTTGCGTACTTTTTACGTACACTCCCCCCATATGATTTTTTCTGACGCTTGGTGTCTCCACCACACATCATCGGCTTACGGCCGTCAGTTGCGTATACTTTTTTCTTCATGGCATTAAAAACTCCATCTGTTGATTTACTTGACTCGGTAGGACAGCTTCTACAGGTTCGTCGTCCTTCGCAGACTTTTCCTCTGCTGTGTTAGCACGGTCTGCACGTACCGCAACCATTCCTGCCGCAACTGAAAGTGCTTGGAAGAATTCAAAATTCTCTTGCTCTGTCTTTAGCGGTTTCCCTGAGATTAAAATATCCTGTACTTTCTTCGCGAGTTTAACGTCGTTAACCATCGCCTCCACAAGACTTAGTCCTTGCATACGGATGCTCTGGATCATGGCCTCGGCACCGACATAACGTGGAGAAACAACCCCGCGGTTAATCGAGTAGATACGGGAGATCCAAGATTCGATAGATAGTCCTGTTGGAACACCATCTACGGACATTCCCTCAGTCATCTTACCCTTGTGAAGGACAGACCACTCACCAATACTACGGAGTGTCTCGAATAGCTCTTCATCGTTATCCGTCATCTTGCTAAAGATTTCACGACGCTTTTGGGCCATTGCATCAGTGCCTGCTCCGATTGACTCGAGCAGTGCGCCGCCATCAAAGCCACGCTTCACGGTCATCAAGCGTTCGCCGTTATCGAAGTTTACGCCAACAGCAGAGAGTCCTTCGATAGGACGCTCAGATTGTGAGCGAATCCACGTTGAGAAATACTCTTTGCGTAACCCTTTGTAAGCATTGACCGCATCATCGATCTTTTGCTGGCCCATTTCACGTGACATGTTGCCTGCTTCGATATCAGCGTTAACTTCCTTGGTGATACGTGCCTTAACGAGCTGTTCGATGCTCTCGACTTCGGTAAAGCCAACATCTCCAGCGTTAAACTGCTTGAAGAAAAATGCTTGAGGGTCTGCGTCGATACTCTCGAGAGCTTTAGAGAGCTTGTCTCTTTCGTAGGATTCCTTCGTTGCCCGAGCGCGGAACTCTTCTTTCATCTTTGCTACGGTATTTTTATGTTCTGCAATATTCGCGGTGACAAGCCCTCGTATCTCATCATCGGCACGGAACATCGTATCGATACTCACTTCCTTAAAGATACTATCCATATCGAGGAGGGGTACTTGTGTGTACGAACCTGCGTCATTGGCGCGAAGCATTTTGAGTTCTGAAACACTAAAGAGGAAGTTCATGTTCATTCCCTCTTCAGCGAAGAGTGACTCGCCTTTTTGCATTTGTTCCGCAATATCCCGTAGGGCTTTTTCCCGTTGTGCTGGGAACATTGCGCCTTCTGATAGGGCTTTGCGTAACGGAGCCGCCGCAGGACTGTTGCGGATTACTTCGAGAACTTTGAGCTTTAACGCACCACGGAATGCTTCCGTCGCCTCGTCTCCTTCAACCATTTGGTAGTGGCCACCCCTGTCTCCAACAACTTCGGTGCGTTGTCCACGACCTCCTGTATACACAGTAATCGGCTCTTCAAAGTGCTTGCCAGCCACTTGCGCGATCTCGTTGTTGACACGCAGAACAGTATCTGTACTCGCAAACCCTTTAGTTATAGGGTCAGCTACACTCAGATCTCCGAGCATATTTATGAAGAACTCGTCTGGCTTAATACGGCCTGTAGCTCCTGCGCGGATTAAAGATGGTGTTGCTTCTTTTGGAGATACGCCTTTACCAATCTTTTCTCCCGGAGTTCCCGGACGCATATGACGTTGCGCGAATTCGACTTGGAACGTTCTGTTAGCCGCCGCTAAGTCTGTGCTCGCATTTGATGGCTGACGGTCTGCCGCATTAAAGAAGTTATCGTAGAAGCCGTCGCCAGATTCTGCGAGTTCATCGAGGCGATCTACCATACCGCGTTCTTGTAGGGCACCGGCACCTGTCGTCTCGCGACTGTAGGTCTTACGGATACTCGCATTCAACCCACGCTTAAACATGTGGAATTCTTGGAGAGTAATTGCGAGTGGGATGTTGTTTGCAAGCTGGATTGCGGCTTGGGCTAACGCATCGTCATCCATAGCCAAGTCAGCTTGAGTTGCGACTGCGCCAGCTTCCCCCGGCTTTTTAGGAACACGGCCACCAATAACAAGAGCACGAACACGTCTTACACTCTCTTCCGTGACACCCGGAATGTCGGTGTCTCCACGGAGTGCCCCGCGTATTCTCTCCCACTTATCGATGCCATTAGACTTCGCATTAAGACCAACAGCTTCGTAGAGCATACCTTTAAGGTCTTCCGCGTCGAGGTTGTTAGCCGCGGCCGCTCTTTCAATCCCTGCATCGAGTTGCGCCATTGTGCGGTCAGCCGCATCATTAAATTGGACTGACCAGTTACGGAAATGGGCCGGTTTAGCTGTTAAGCCTGCTTCACGTTGCGCTCCTGCGGATGCGGCAGGTACATTAAACGACTCGACGAGCGTTGGGTCTACGTTTACTTCATCGTAGAAAGACGTAACATCCATGAGGGTGTTGTCGCCGTACTGGGAGTACAACACTTCATAGGGTTGTGTAGCCGCATTATAGTTGCGTGAACGTGTAATGTAGTATTGGTATGTGCCGACATTATCCGCACCACCTTGTGGTGTACGCCCGTAGTCTCGTGCGTAAACATTCGCCGCTTCTTTAATCCGTACCAGACGCTCGTTCATACGCTCATTGAGACGGTCACTAATCTCCGACGACGGCATACCGACAGACTCAAGAACCTTACGGTACTTTTCATCATCCCTGATTAGGAACTCAGACATATCTGGGAGGTCATCTCCCGGCTTCCATGTCGGGTCAACCATACGAATAGCGTCTTGGTTTCCTGAAAGCGCACTTTCAACCATACCGAAACGCTCGTCAAGAACTGTTTCAACCTCGGCCAAGTCACGGGTGATGCCACGTCGTAGCTCATCGTTGTAGCTCGCTAGACCCTCGGCAAGTTCGCGGACATCCGCGTCTGTGCTTGATTGCGCCGCGCCGAGTAGCTGGGCGACAGCTTGGTTCATGCGGTTGGCAAGCTCTGCCTTCCGACTGAGGATTGCTTCCTTCGCGTAGAAGGCAGAACCCATGTCAGTGATATCTGTGACATCTACACCACGTGCAAGCTGTTTCTCTGCGAGAAGAAGGACGTTAAGCCCAGTAACTACACCGAGTGTTTGTTGTACAAAGTCATCAGTAAAGTACGGTTGTTGAGTACGTGGGTTGATAATCCCGCTCAGTTTATCTTGGAGATTACGTACATAAGTTGCGCTTTGGATGACGCTCTGACGTGCTTCCGGAGAAAGATTTGAGATCGAGTTGAGAACTTGCCGCTCAGTCTTGTTTAGGGAGAACGACAGCTCGTCGTATAGACCAGCCCTACGTAAAATATTAGGGTCCATTGTGGTGAAAGGCATCATCGCGGTATTGATTAATACATCACCCGTCATACCCGCAACGTTAACGAGCTTTTTAGTACCGCCAATTGTGATTTGCATTGCAGTGTGTCCGGACATAAATCCGAGAACTTCAGCAATTGCTTGAGACCCTTCCCCGCCTGCAAAGTGATCTGAGACAACCTGACCCGCTACCGACGCACCGAGGATACCGTAGCCTGTTGTGCGGAATGTGTCGCCAAGCCATGTTCCTTTGAGAACTTGCCCCTGTGCATTTTCGATCCTCTTTGCAAAGCCATCGATAGCTTTGCGCTCGGCGTCAATCTGTGCTTGGAGTGTGCGAATCTCTCGCGGATTTTCCGTAGCATTTCTCTTTATGATGAGGTCATCCATGCGGCTAGTGGCTTGAGCCATTTGCTCCGATTGCACACGGATCTGGTTTGCCGCTGAGAAGTTGGGTGTATCTTTATACACACTTAGGTTAATACGCATTGAGCTTGCAGACATTCCACGTGCCCAGTTGCTGAATGCACGGTCTGGGTAGGTTTCGAGGTACTCTGCGGCAAGCTCTCCGCCGGTTTTACCAGCTTTAAACGCTTCGTCTGCACTTCCATAGTTGTTATCGATCCACGTATTGAATCGTTTGACCTGTACCATCGCTAAACCATAGCGGAATCCAGCAGAGGCAACAGCTAAGGGGACTTCTTCTCCGAGGAAACGATACGCACGATCTTCTGCATCACGCGCATACATCCAATAAGACTCGGCGGCCTCAGGACTAAAGCCCTCCGCTTCGAGTGCTTTTGCGTAGTCGAAGATATACTCAGGAGACATGGTGTAGGTTTGTGTCTTTTCATCAAAGATCAGCATACCTTTCTTACGCATGTCTTCTTGAATCTTAGCGTCTGTCTTCAAGGTTTGGGAGTTTGCTTTTGCAATCTCGTACTGGGGTTCTCCATAAAGGAATAAACCAGACTCGAGTCCAGCCTCATACGTTGCAGACTCTGTAAAAGGTTTTGCCACAAATCCTGCAAGATCAAGGACAAATCCGACAGTATCGCGCACACCTTGGAAAGCGCGAGCAATCTTCATTTCTCCTGCATCTTCGGCCGCGATGAGTGCCGCATGATCAGCAGGATTACTCGAGAGCTTGTTGAGGATAGGGATGAGTGTCTCGTACCCTTCGGTTGGAGTTTCTTTTGCGAGGAGAGTGCTAGTTAATGGGGTGTACCCTACGGCAGGAGATTTTGCTTTACGAATATCTTCAATGTACCGTGGAGCAATATACCCGTACTGCCCTTCAGGATTCTCTTGTGTGCGGACACTATCGATTGCCATCGGGTCTGCGTTGTCCACGAGAGCTTGGGCAAAGTAGTAGCCCCCTTGAGATGCCATCAATGCTCCGCGCTGTTCTGGCGTAGCATTCTCGTCGAATCTCACGAATTGGAAGTTACCGGGCTTAATTGTTCCGTCTGCTTGTGCGCGTTGCACTGTGATAGGGAGACGTCCTTGTGCTTCAATTGCTTCTTGGGCATTCGTAGGGATAAGGAACCCAATAGACTTACTTATAGCATCACGATATTTTGCTTCTCTTACAGTATCATCGTGCTTAATAAATCTATCGTAGTAGCTCTTCTCAATTCCGGGATTTTCAGCGATAACACTCGGGGTGAGAGATTGAGTGAGTGCTTGTTTAAAACGGACCGGGGGAGCTTGGTAATCATCTGCCACCATATTTGATGGGGAAACAATACCTGAGATTTCTTCGGAACGTTCAGTAGGTCTCTCAAGCTCAGTTGCGGCAGGAGCGACTTCTACAGGAGGGTTTAGGATATCCTCCATTTGTGCATTAGTTGCGTCAGTCTGTTCCTGTTCGGTAGGTTGTAGTGCCATGCAATTTTCCCTTTAGAGTACCAGTTCACCATTAGCGTTTAGCTTGCCACCGACGCCACTTGGAAGAGGAACCGTGTCACCAACTTTTGGATAAGCCTTATAGAAACGTCCGTTACTCGCTCTATTCACTTCATCTTCGAGGACAGCAAAGAGATAGTCTTTTGACCCTTGTCCCTCAGATATCATCTTTTTATCCGCAGTCCAAGCCGCCCAGACCCTCGCTTCATTCTTAGATGAAAGACCCATCGCAATTTTGTACTGTCGCTCCATCACTGTTACGACCGACTGAATCACAGCGCGTTTTACTTTTGTATCTTGGAGTGTGCCGTTAAAGTTGAGGAGGTTTTGAATACGCTCAATATCCGCGTCAGAGATCGTACGGGCCGCGGCGTTACCACCTTGGAGTGCCATAGCCATCGAGTAAACGAGAACACCTTCGTAGTATTTCTGGACAGCATTTGCTACGGCAATCTCGTTTGTCTCATTAAGATTTGCGATATCCTTATCGAGATTGTTTTTTAGATTAAGGAGCTTCTCTTTATTCTTACTCTTTTGTTGCTCAGTATCTGTTGATAAATCAATTGCTTGCATAAAGTAATCGATCTGAGCACCAAAACCATTCAAAGCACTGACCGCAGAACCGACAATACCCGGAATTGCAGGGCTGTCTGCTCCGTACGAAGTCATGAGAGCTTGACCAACAAGTACAGTGTTCTTTGCCGCATCAGCCTTGTTTGTGATGTCGGCCATCTTTTGAGTACCGAGGTATGTTCCCTCGATGTACTTTACGTATTGTTCTTGTTCTTTGTTTAGTCGCTCAATATCATTTGTTTTAAACGCAGGGTAAAGACTTGCCGGTCCACGCATCTCATTGCGCTCGGTTTCAGACTGAACATCCAGAGCGTTGACGGGAGCGATGAGGGTTAGTGCCGCTATACTATGGTCTGTATCTAGCCTATCAAACACACCCATTTTTTTCGTGTACTCATCGTACGCTTTCATTGCACCGGTGTAACTTGTGCCTGTGCCAGCTTCAAAAATATTAAACTGCCCGCCCCTCCTTTTAGCATCGAGGGAATAATAATTGTCGTAATTACGGAAAATTCCTCGAGTGTGGAGCATTGCATCAAGTGCGTCTGTGGGTTTCATATTAGCTGTTAGAGCTAGCCCGTGTATTTCTTCTACGACGGCATCTGTAGATGCGTTACGCATATTTATGTTCTTGCCCGCATTTCTAATAATATTTTTTTCGCCTTCCGTAAGCACACGTTCTGACGTATCAAGAGTAGGAAGAGTGGTACCATCCTTAGGTACTCCTATAATTTCCTCTTCTCCTGTCGTCGGGTTTACTACGACCTTTTTATCTAAGTCAATTTGCTCGGGAGGAATACGCATGTTGTACAGTCTTGCATAAACCTCTGATAGTTTAGCTTTAGACTCCTTAGAGATATCATTATACACACCCTCAAGTAACTCAATTGCTAGGTCTGGAGTGTAAGTCGTAGCGACCGACTCAATCAAACTTGCGGGAATTCGGGGTGTTCTTTGACCGGCGAGTTTTGGATCGCCCTCTACAGTACGGGTGTAGTCTAGCGCGGCCTGCTCGAGATAGGAGCCGAGTTGCCCCTTCCATTGAGCCGCGAGAGTTGGATAGCGTTGCTCCCAGAAAGCGTATTGTTGCCCGCTAATCTCCCGTTGAGCGTGGAGAAGTTTCTCCGCACCTGTTGTACCACGTGGGATGTACTGGCCCGTGGTGACATCTTCATACATACGTCCCGTATCTTGGTCGCGTATTTGGGCTGGCATTCCATCCTTAAATGAGTTGACACGACGGTAGACAAATACGGCGTTTGGATCGATAGTCTCGCCCATTGTTTGTGCGATGGTACGTGCAGGCGTTGCCGTATCAGTACCGAGTGCGATGTTACGTTCCCGGAGACGACGTTGATCGCGCTGTAATTTTGCGGCCTCACTCTCTCCCTCAATAGTAATCCCAGCACGGCCTGTTATTAGTGCTTCCTTCTCTTTCATAAACAGATCGTGCTCAGTCTGCGTAGCACCCTGCGGCGTTAAAAGAAACATTGCTCCTGCTTTTTTCTTTGCAAGCTCTTTATTAAAGGCAAGATCAATTGCGTCCTGCGCCTCTTTCTCTTTTGCCGTTTTCTTAGCTTCCGCGGCAGATACTGCTCTAGCTCCTGACGCTAGACCTACACCGAGTGCGAGTAAAGGTAACATTATTCTTCAACTCCTAAGAAACTGCCATTGGCTATTTGCTGTTGATCCATTTCCCGCATAGTGAGTTCTTCCATTGCTTGGTTATTACGAGCAATAACTTGTCGGTAAACTTCTGGGTTCTTTTGACGCATGATGTTGAGGATTGTTGTGTCATCCAATCCATCGCTTTCATCAGGCATGCCGTCCGCTGTCGATACAACACGAACCGGGATTCTGTTCTCTGCGGCTAGCCCCATGAAGTGAATTGCGAGTGGTCCTTTAATAAGCTCCGCAACATCAACTGAGAATGTGCCGCTCATAAATCCCCCAATTGCGAGCGAGTTCACAATTTCTTCTACAGTAATTCCAGCGAGCATCAGCTTTAAGTACCGTTGCTCTGTCTTCGGTTTTGTTGCTTGCGTTAAAACGTAGTCTAGAGCCTCTTCAGGATCTGCAAAACGCGCAGGGTTATCCCACGCCCACTTTCCTTTTGGCTGTGTAAGACTAAATCCCGCAGGTGCGCGGGACATAGGGTCCGCAAAACGCGGATCATTTGGGGGAGGTAACGGCATTGTTATGACACCTTAGTGGAGGAGCGTACAGAGATGGGGGTGTTTGTGCTTATTCTCATTGTAGTTGCGCCGCCCCGTCTTGTCAACGGAACTCGATCACCCCCTAAGCGAGCAACCCAAGCTAAATCAGAGTTTTGGGACATTCTCCGCATACCTTGCTGAACAGTGGAGTTAGATTGTCCGATACGACCGTTAGCGGCTTGACCAGAAGTGAAGGACCCCGGACTGTACCTACCATCAGCCGAAACACCTTTTGGTGTTGGCATCGTTCTGGTACGTTCTTTACCACCAGATAGTTCGGATAAAGCCGAAGACCCTTTTTGCCATGCTGTGACACCTTTCTTAGTCCAGTCCCATGCTGTACTAGCGGCTGTACCGGCGTAGTCGTAAACATCTTCAGCGTAGTCTCCCGCTGTGTACAAAAAACTAGAGAGCCCTCCACTTTCAGGCAAATCTAGATAAGATTCTGCTTCGTCACCGTACGTCCAACCGCTCGTAAAATCAGCGATGTACGGACTAACGTATGTATCCCAAAAACTCATACCTTGCTCCTTAATCCGACGCTACGCCGTACACAATCTCAACCGCAGTTTTTCCTAACTCAATTACTGCTTCGTTTTCAAATTGCTTATCATACATCGACGTATTGTAGTCGTTCTCCATCGCGAGCATACCGACCTGATGTGCTCGCTGTTGTGCATTCTCCGACATTTGAACAGCCCACGCCGCTTCATCCCGGTACTTCTGCCAAAGATTGTTGAGAGCTTGGGTTGTCATGTTTAAGAGATTTGTTGCATTAATTCTGTTTGTTTCGTTCTGAATCGCAGTGTTTGCCGTGTTGATATCACGTCTCCACGAAGCATTCGACTGATCAATCTGTACTTGCATTTGCGAGTTAAAGCGTTGACGCGCATCGTTAAGACTTGCAGAAAACTGCGTCATCGCATTTGCTTCACTCACATTGAACTGGTCCATCGCGGCAATACGGTTGGCGTTGGCGTTATCTACCTGCACACCAAGCTCTGCAAAAAACTGCTCAACCTGCATTTGGCTCTTCGCATTAAATTGTTGCGTAGCGTTTTCAGCCGCCGCATCTGTGAAGAGAGCTTGCAGTTCGGCTTGGAAGTTGAGGGTATTAGTCTTTTGTCGGTTGTCTAAATTCTGAAGATCAATGGATAAGAATGCTTTTGCGTTGTTTACCGCGGCAGTCATCCTTGCATCAAGATTTGCTTTATCCATTGCGGCAATTGTTGCGGCGTTAGCAAGGGCTGTTTGTTGACGTGCGTTGAGGTTTGCAAGATCCATTGACGCATACGTCTTTGCATCAGCCGCGGCGATAGGAATCCCAGACTCCATAAGAGCTTGGACCATCGCGGCACTTGCCATTGAACTCGATCCTAAACCCCGCTGTTGCATCAGGGCAGTCGCACCTCGTGCGGCACCAGTAGCCCACGCAGGAAGAGGTTTCCCTGATTCAATAGAACTCATCAACTCGCCAATTTGAAACTGCACGGTTGACTCTTTTGATACTTCACCTTGCGCGGCTCGAGCAAGAGCACCTTCAGATAGTGTGCCTTGGGGTACGTCGGTAATCAACGATCCAGCAGACGGGGCCTCGAGCTGGGCGGCCTCTGCTTCTCCTGTTTTTCCTACGGTAGTTGCTGTAGTTACTTGCGGTGCTTCTGGTGCAGTAGGAGCTTTAACTTCTAAGCCTTCTGTAGATGCTTTCTTAGTCTCTACAGAGATATCTTCGAGTTTGTCTGGCGCAGTAACAAG